GAATTAACGATTTTGGGTTCTTGGTCAGGGTGATATATCCAGCACTTATCCATTTAACACCTCAAAGAAAATGCCCCCCGAAGGGGGCACCTGGTTAGGAAGTGGTACGAACCGCAAAGCGCCGGTTCTGAACCTTCACACCGAATAACACGTCAAATCGGAACGACGTGGTATCAGCGCCGATGGCATACTGCCGCACCGCCCGGATGGAGATTCCGCCGAAGTTGGTACGCGAGCTTTCCGCGCCCTCGGTGGGCATATCCAGTTGAGCAAATGCGAGAGTAATGGCGTTTTTATGCCATGCCATGTTCTGCCGGTAAGCAGTGCCGCCGGTTCCCGTTTTCACGGTAATAGCGGCATTATCAGCCGGGGCAGCCGTAACGGTCTGATACGGGCCACTGGTGATGATCGGTGGCGCGATGGTCAGCGTAGCCGGGCCAGTGGATGCGCCGGAATCAGCATCAGCAGTAACCGTAAAGGTCGCAAGCTGGCCGGTATCTTCGCGGGTTTTCTGATTAACAGAGTTAACCCCAGCAATGGTGATAACGTCACCAGCCTTGAGGATTCCGGTTGTGCTGTTAGTCCATCCGTCAGTAACCAGGCTCTGCGTGTCGGTGTCCTTTGCGGTTGCATAGGTCACGTTCTGCGAAGCACCATTTACCAGCGGAGTACCAGTGGCCACGCCGACGGTATGGCTTTTAAGCGACTGACTTTTGTACAAGTCAAATCCACCGTATTCGCCAATGGTCGCCCGTTCAATCGCCGTTTTAGCGATAGACTGCGGGAATACACCCTTCAGGCCATCAGCCAGCGCGACGGTAGCGCGAGGATCATAGAAGGCGCATCGGCCATCCATCGGGACACCAAGCTCATCCAGGACAGCGCCAGCGTTGGCCACGTCCAGAAAAGAACTCGGGGCGGTGCCGGGAGTACCCACAAAGTTAGGGATCTCGGTGTAGGTGGCGGCAATGGCAGACTCGACCTGTTGGGCTAGTTCCTGCATGGCGGGGCGGATATACCGCTCGTTAGCATCCTCGATCTTCAGCGTTAAATCTTCCGACGTAACGGTGAAGGCGACGTGCTGACGATTATCGAGGGTAACCGGGATGGTCGCCTCTTCAATGTCGCTGGCCGACATGGTGGCGCTCGCGGTCGCCTCAAACATCACGGGGCGGCGGACAAGAACCTGGGTGCCGACTTTGCCAGCGTAGACGTTGCTTTCGTCAAGCTGCCGATCGACTTTCTGCCCCATCACCAGGGCGTTCATAAACTCTTTAACGGCGAACTTAGTCACCAAAGAGGTGTTTTTAAAGGCATTAGCCATGATTTAAACTCCTGGCCTTACCCCGTATCAGCAGCCATAAATTCGGCCATACTCATATCCTCTAAGTCTTTCGAGGTAGAAGCACCACCGGAAATCGGCGTAATCGGGTCGGGCGCTGCACTAACTTGTTTCGTTGATGGTTTAGCGGCAATTTGCGCGGAGATTGCGCCCAGTTTCATTGCAGCGGCCATTGGCGACATTTGAGTAATCTGGTCAGCTACGTCTAAATGCTTGCCAAGGTAATAAGCCAACTGCGGCCCATCATCAGCGCCCATTATCGCGTCCAGAACATCACCCGGTAATTGCGGCAAAGCGCCCACAACGTCCTGATAATCTTCTGCGCCAAACTCAGCCACTTTGGAATTGAACCGTTGCTGGTTCGCTTCCGCCATTCTGCGTTGTTCGGCTGCTTTCTGAGTTTCCTCAATCTGCCGCGCCTTCTGCTCAACCTTGTAATCAATCAAAGCCGACTGAAAAGCCGCCTCGTCATAATCAAACTGCTCAAGCGTTGGGGCACCGCTGCTTTCTACTGGTTTGGGCGCTTCGCTTTCCAGCCGCTCTAACCTGGCCGCAAGCTCATCCGCCCGGCGTTTCTCTGCGTACTTTTCCGCCGTGATTTTATTGATCCGTGTCTGCACGCCGTCGGGTTTACCATCCTCTTCGGCTACTTCTTCGGCTGCGGGTGCTGACTCCGCGTTGACTTCATCGGCTACCGGTGCAGTCTCTTCGACCGATTCTGGCGGTGTGGCCAATTCGTCTAGTGCAGCTTGCTGCTCTTCATCGTTCATTTCTAACGCCTCTGGCTCAAATGCCGCGATAAGCTCGCGTAGCTGTAAATCTATACACTGGTTATTTTCACACTATTTCACTGTTGCGGCAACATCCGCACAATGTCGGCAAGCTCTTCGCTGTTCGGCCCGTCCATCATCGCCTGCTGGCCTTCCCGCACAATGTCGCCCTGCTTGACCAGTATTGAGCGTTCTAATGGGGTAATGGGGATGCCTTTCTCGATCTTGGCGAGTATCGTATCCACCAGTATTTTCAACGTCTTGGCTTCGGTTTCTGCCGCCTGCGCGCGCTTCTTCTCGGTGTCAGCGTCTTTGTTGATCGCGGTCGAAGTGTTTAGCACGGTCTGTGACTCCACGCTATCAATCAGCGCCTGTTCGCTTTGGCTTGGCGGTTGCGGCTGGTTAAGCCCTAATGCCTCGATCTCTTCTTCGGTCGGTTCCACGGTGCCGTTCTTAATCATCACCCGGCGGATACGCTTGGTCAGCTCGTCGTTCTCAAGCACGTTCAGGTTCTTGGCGATCAGATCAATGGCTACCTGCTCAAAGATTGGTGAAGATTGCGCGAGGTCGATTAGCTGCTGCGCGGATTCCTGGCGCTGTGTGTGATAAGACGGGCCGGATTCGATAACCACGTCGTATTTGCCTAACGATAGATCGTTGACCATCACGGTCTTGCCAGTCTGCTGATCGACTACAGGCTGGCCTAAAGCATCCAGCGCCGCTACGTTGATTTGTGCGTCCTCGCTGCTGCCGTCGATGTTCAGTATCCGAACCATGCGCTCGGTGTCGTATATCTTCGGAATCAGGTCAACCAGGATTGTCCCTGTGTACTGAATCGATTTAGCAAGGTTATCGCTGAAAATGTAGGTGCCGCGATCGCCCATCGCCTGTTGAGCCAATATAGCCTTGCCGCTTTTCAGCTCCGGCGAATTGCCAAGCGATGCCGGTTCCATGCCGGTTGTTGCGTGAATATCCATCCCTGCTTGCTGGATTTGCTGAATCAATGCGGCTTGTACCGCTGGCGCGCCTGTTCGCTGTGGTGCGCCCGGCGCGGTTGGGTCAGTGTTGTACAGCATGAACGGGCTATTGCGCGTGTTGAAATTACGCAATTGCGCTTCGTGCCCTTTAGCCTGCGTTTCCGTTATCCAGATCGGGTCTTTAGGTGTCAGGGCTGCTGCTTCAATCGATGCGCTGGTCGCGTAGTTGTAGATGCGTGACGGGTCTTTGGCAAAGCGAACCATGCCACGGATATAAGGCTTGCCGTCGATGATGGTCGTGCGCCCGTAGACCGGAACTAAGGGAATGTATTTCCCCGCCCACGGTTTCGGCCCTTCCAGTATCTCGCCGCCGCTCATTTTGTAGCTGACAACCTTATGGCTGTCTGCTGTGCGGGTTTTGACAACAGTAACGCCGGTCGCTGCCAGCTCGTCTAATACGTCTTGCTCTTCTTCCATGTTAATCACCCGGCCATCGGACATTAAACCGAGTTTCAGCGTTACCGGCTCTTTAACCCAATACTCCGCGACGCGGATCATGCCTTCGTTATACCAGCCCTCGCAGTTGCTTTTGTTGTGTTGGACCTGTGCCCATTCGGTAATAGTCGCCTCTGGCCAGCGCCGCTTAAATTCCTCCGCCGCCATCGTTGACACCACGAACGCATAGTTAGCATCGCGCTTGTCATACTTGGTCGCTGCCGGGTCGAAATAGAGAGAGCTGTCTGCACTCATAATCGGCGCAATGCGTATGTCCTGCTCGAACGAATCATCGTCGTTGTATTCAGTCAGGACGCGCCAGCCGCCGTAGCCACCCGCGACCCCTTCATCGAAGGCGTTATCGTAAGCCGCCGCCGCGTCGGATTGTCCCTCAATGTTACGGATCAGCCCGTTAAAGATGTCAGCGGTTTGTTCGTCGGCACCACCAGACACAGGGCGCACCTTGATGTCTACCCGAGTTTGGCGCTGGTCGCCGGTAACCTGGTCAATGGCTCCGGCCACCTTGTTGATCGTGTACCGTGGACGGTCTTGGCGCTTGCTAATCGCGTCATCGTCCCATTGCCCATCTTCAGCATGAACGAATCGGCGATCCTCAATGGATTTCTGCCGCTGCTCTTTGTCGTGCTGCTCGGTTATCTCGAATCGTTCGAGCGCCGTTTTTAGTATGTCGTCCATTACCATTCACTCGTGAAGTTAATAGGCTCGAATTGCTCGTTCGATTGCGGGATCATCATCGACATCATCAGACTGTCCGCCATGTTGGGCGATCCGATTTCCATCTTTACCATGTCAGCCTTGCTCATTATCTGGATAAGCCCGTTCGGGTTCGGTTTCTTCGGTACCCGGCACACCTCGGCCCTGAGCTGGTCGAGGCAGTCAATATCGGATGACAGGCTGATTAGTTCGTCAGGATCGATATACACGCCTTTAGTGACCGCCTGAAACGTCTTATAAAACCGATCCCGCAATCGCCAGTAGTATTGTGCGCGCTTGTTCCTGAATACCTGCCGGTTAGTCTTGCCGGTATTGGCTGACTCCCCGGATGCCGCCTCATAGATCGCGTCTTTATCGTCGGGAGCTTCGGAACCCTTGAACATAACCGTTTCAATCTTCTTGCCGTCGAAAGCGGCCAGTGTCTGACGTTTCAGCGATATGCCCAAGCCGTCACAATCCCACGCGTACCAATCAGCGCCAGCACTAATGGCCCGGTCGATTGCCCAGTCACAACCTTCGTTCACGTCGCCGGTTTCATTCTCGGCCACGTCCAGGATCACGGAGCCATGCCTTAGCGCGTAACCCTTGGCATCTCCGCCTTCATCGCTTGGATCATGTGCGGCCACCTTTGCACCGGTGGGCTTGAACCCTAACTTAACGTGAGCATCGATCGCCGCATTAAACCAGTCAACCGGGATAATCGAGCCTTTTACCTCGTCGTTATAGCCGCCTAACCATATATGGTTGTATTCAGCCGTTGATAGGTGTTGCTCGTCATAACGGCGGTCAGCGTCTAGCACTTCGGGAAAGAACGGGTTATCAACATAGTTCGCCTTGATGACCAGGTGCAGGTCGTCCTCATAATACCCGTCATTCAATAACTGTTTTTCAAACGGCTTTATGAATCGCTGAC